TTTAGCCATAACATTTTCTCCTAAGTGTGCCCGGCAAAAAGGCGGGCCGAGCTTCCGCCCGTTGTCGTGGAGAGTTTCTTCTGGCTTCTAGAGGCTTTGAGGATCAAGTACTTTGTTTCCTCTCTGCTTACTCCCGGCTGACGGGTTGCGCCGTGTTCGTTTCGACAATTGAATTAGAGCAATTCCCCACTGATAAGTCAAATTGCTAGGCTTTCCGCCGTTATTGTAAGCTATTGATCTATAAGCTTCATTGCGTGTTTTTATGGTATACAGGGACGCTTGACGGGGGGCACTCGGACTGGCAATAGCGACCCTCCCCCGGTTATACTAAACCTCACACTGCACGACCCTAAAAAGTAACGCTTTACAAAAAGGGGTTGACAAAATACCCCATCCCCGTAAATTACCCGTATGAAAAAATTTCCGAAAAATCAGGTGCACCGTTCCCACCACGGCAAATGGCGGGCCAAGATATTTCTTCCCGAGTTCAACAGGTTCATCAACCTTGGCTCCCACAACACCGAGGAGGAAGCCCGGGCGGCCAAGTTGCACCCCCGGCTGCAGGCCTATATAGACGATCTCCGGGCCAAGGCAGCCGAAGCGGGGTCCCCGGTAAGGGTGACGCGCCTGTCCGGAACCAATGGTACCAAGGAGCGCTGGGCCTCGTACTACACCGATGGTTTCAAGCGCCGGGTCCATCTCGGCACGTTTCACTCCCGACAAGCGGCGCTGTCGGCCCCGCTGCGCGTCCTTCCTTATCCTGCGACAGAGGTCCCGCCTCCCCAGCCGGTGGTCTTCCAGATAGCCAATAACAGGTGGGAGGCGTTTCTGCAGCCATATGACGGCAAGCGTATTTTTCTTGGCTCCTTTGGTTCCGCTGAAGCGGCGGAGCAAGCTGCCGGGATTGCTTGACACCCACGACAACTTTCGCCCATACTAGACCTATGGATAACCTGCCTCTCAACTACCACCCGTGGTCTGATCGGCTCGCCATGGATATTGCCCTCCTTCTCGAAGGCAGCGGCGAATCCATGACCCAAGTCATTGCCCGCCATAATATCTCCGAGACGGACATGGCCCGCTTTACCCTCGACAAGATGTTCCTCAAGAAGATCGATCACCTTCGTGGCGAGGTCCGTGATCGCGGCATGACTTTCCGGCTTAAGGCCAAGTCGCAGGCAGAGGAACTCCTGACTACGAGTTGGCAGCTTATCCACAGTGCCGATGTCTCCGCTTCCGTGAAGGCGGACCTGATAAAATGGACGGGCAAGATGGCCGGGCTTGAGCCTGTCCGGGATGCAGTCGTCTCCGATGGTCAGGGGGGCGGGGTCAATATTGTCATTAATCTCAGTGATCCGCCGCGTCTAGGGGCTACGGAGAAGGTCATCAACCATGGTGCATGAAGGCCTTGATTTTCCGGATAGCTACCAAGACTTCCCGGCGAAGTTCTTTACCACGACCATGGAGGCTCAGGAGTTTACAGCGCTTCTTGCTCGCCTCGAGATTTCATATCGCGTCCTGCTGCACAGTCCGCCCAAACGGCTGGACCTGCCGATGCAGACCATAGTTATTCTGCTGGAGGTGTCTAATGGCGGATCAATCCACTGAGGATAAAGTCAAGAACATTTACGGCGGGCCGGTCATTACGGTTACGCCCCACCGCGCTGTAATCGAAGAGCTCGAATTTATGCTCGAGGCGGCGCGGTCCGGAGAGATTGTCGGTATTGCCGGGGCGGTTATGCACGGTGATACATCGACGAGTACGAGGCTGGTCGGCATGTCCAACCGGTCTTTGTTGGGGGCGTTGGTCGAGGTCCAGCATCGTTTGGTGGAGCGGGATTGATGGCTTACGATATTAACTATACCCCGACTAAGGTGTGCGGGGATTTTATGATGAGCGACGCCAAGATGCGTGTGCTCATGGGACCGGTTGGCAGCGGCAAATCTGTAACATCCACTTTCGAGGTCATTCGCCGGGCGGGGCAGCAAGAGCCCAACCAGCAGGGCATACGCAAGACGCGGGCGGCGGTTGTCCGGGAAACGGCACGGCAGCTGGCGGATACCACGATCAAGACCTTTTTGGACTGGTTCCCCGAAGGGGTCTGCGGTCGGTACATGCGGACCACCAAGACTTACTTTTTTAAGGTCGGCGACATTGAGTGCGAGATAATGTTCCGCGCCCTCGATGACGCCGACGACGTTGCCAACCTGAACTCCCTTGAGCTTACATTCGCGTGGTTCAACGAGTGTCGGGACATCCATCCGGATATTATCGACGCCATGTCCAAGCGCATCGGACGGTATCCGTCAAAAAACCATGGTGGCCCTACGTGGTTCGGCATGTGGGGAGATACCAACCCGCCGACGATGGATACGTGGTGGTATTATCAGATGGAAGGCCTTGACCCCAAGGACGGTGTCAGCCCTAACGATAACGGGTGGCGCGTGTTCAAGCAGCCGAGCGGGCGCAGCCATTTGGCCGAGAATGTCGAGAATTTACCTGACGGATATTATAGTACGCAGGGGCGTAGCGAGGAGTATATTCGTGTCTACGTCGATGGTGAGTATGGCCTCAGTTCGGCGGGGCAGCCTGTGTATAAATACTTTCGACCGGACTATCACATGGCCAATGAGAAGCTCACGCCCATTATCAACGGGGTTCGGCCTGTCATTATCGGGATGGACCTCGGGCTTACGCCTGCTGTGGTTATTGGCCAGCTTGATCCCCGGGGGCGGGCGTTGATTCTCGGTGAGGCTGTTAGTTTTGACATGGGGGTGCAACGGTTCGTCAGGACCGTGCTTAAGCCGTTACTGTTTGAACGGTTCTCCGGGGCTAACATTACTATCGTTGTCGATCCGGCGGGGGTGCAGCGGGCGCAGACCGACGAGCGCAGTGCGGTAGATATCATTAAGGCGGAGAATATGACTGTCATGCCCGCCAAGACCAATAACCCCTCCGCCCGGCTCGCTGCCGTGGATGACTTTCTCATGCGCCACGCGGACGGCGAGAGCGCCTTCCTCGTCGATCCGAGCTGCACAGCGCTTAAGTCCGCGATGATGGGCGGGTATCGCTTTCATCCAAAAACCGGGGCGATTGAGAAAAACAAACACTCTCATGTGGCTGAAGCACTCCAGTACCTTATGCTACATATAGCGTCTATCAGTGACGGCGCGACACTCTCCGCAAGGCGCGAGGTCAAGCGGGTTTCGGCGGCAGGATGGACCTAACTTTACTTGTTGCATGGCACAACATGCTGTGCCATAGTCCCCGCATGAACAAGCGTCCCCTCGCTTGTCTCAATGGAATGAAGCCTCCCTGTTTCATCCTGAGTGACTAAACTTCCCCACCAGTCTCCTAGCTGGTGGGGATTTTTCTTATTGCATCTACAAGATGTTGTGGTCTATAGGTAGGAGCCTACATATTTTTAGGGGGTCCTCGCGTGGCCGGTCTCAGTTTTCTTCGTGTCGTAGATAACGCCGCTCTTGTTCGGCAGGAGGAAGAAACTGCTCGTGCCGTAAACGAGCGGCAGGCTGATCCGTTGATACTTGGTCTTGCTGGTTACTTGCGGTCGTGTTGGGATGCGGCGAAGATGGCCAAGGACCCGATCGAGACTTCCATGCTCATGGCATTGCGACAGCGCAATGGCGAGTACGAGCCCTCCAAGCTGACGAGCATCAAGGCCCAAGGCGGCTCCGAGATTTACATGATGCTTACCGAAGTGAAGTGCCGCGCAGCCGAGAGTTGGTTGCGCGATATTCTTATGGACACCGGATCGCCGCCATGGGACATCGAGCCAACACCAGTCCCCGACCTCCCCGAGGCAACGGACGCCATTATCGACGAGATGCTTGGCGTAAAGGTTGCCGGGTTCATTCAGCGACTGGGGCAGGCCCCTAACGCAGAGCAGGTGCAGGAGCTTCGGGAAGTTGTCGCTCAAGAGATGCGGTTCGAAGTCATGCAGGACGCTGCGGCCCGGGCTAACAAGATGAAGCTTAAAATTTCAGACCAGTTCGCCGAGGGTGGCTGGTCGGAGGCGTTCAACGAGTTTCTGACCGATTTGGTGACTTTCCCTGCTGCTATTATTAAAGGCCCGTGTGTGCGGAGGCAGCGAAAGCTATCATGGAGCACGGACGACTCCGGGGCGACGGTGGCCGTCACCGAGGAAGTTCTGGCCCCTGAGTACGAGCGGGTAGACCCCTTCAAGTTCTACCCCGAGCCGGGCATAACGAAGACTTCTGATGGGTATCTGTTCGAGCACCACCCTCTCACTCGGATGGCTCTGTCTGATCTTATTGGCGTGCCCGGCTATGATGAAGAGGCCATTCGCAAGATTCTGGATGAGGGTTCCGGGCAGAGCTGGATAACTCCGGCCTCCAAGAACGAGCAGAGTGAGCTGGAGCGTAAACATAGCATTGAGCGGCGTCCGACTGATATGTATGATGCACTTGAGTTCTGGGGTAAGGTCAGCGGCAAGATGCTCCTTGAGTGGGGGCTGACTGAGGAGGAAGTGCCCGATGCCGCCAAGGAGTACGATGCCAACGTCTGGATGGTTGGTAACTACGTCATCAAGGCAATCCTTAACTACGATCCTCTGGGGGAAAAGCCGTACGCTGTTACCTCCTTTATTAAAAGCCCCGGCGCGTTCTGGGGCAAGGGCATTCCCGAGATTATCGAGGATGTGCAGAATGTTTGCAACGCTGCTGCGCGGGCTCTGGTCAACAATATGGGGATCGCGTCTGGTCCGCAGGTTGAGGTCAACCTTGAGCGCATCCCTGCCAACGAGGACATCACTCAGATTCACCCGTGGAAAATCTGGCAGGTCCTTAATGATCCCCTTGGCTCTTCTGCCGCCGCTGTTCGCTTTAACCAGCCTGACGATAACTCTGCGAAGCTAATGGAAGTCTACAACCAGTTCAGTAAACTTGCTGATGATCACTCCGGCGTACCGTCTTATATCTATGGTGATCTGAACGTACAAGGCGCTGGCCGGACCGCCAGTGGGCTGTCCATGTTGATGGGGTCCGCTGGTAAGTCTATCCGTCAGGTTGTCATGCATATTGACGCAGACATTCTAAAACTTATTGTGCATCGCCAGTTTGTGTATAATATGCGGTATGACGAAGATGAAGCAATTAAGGGCGACGCCCAAATCGTGCCCCGGGGCGCAATCAACTTGGCAGTCAAGGATACTGTTAACACTCGTCGTATTGAGTTCTTGCAGGCAACGGCTAATGAGTTTGATATGGAGATCATCGGTAAGGAAGGTCGGGCGGCCATCCTCCGCGAAGTCGCCAAGGGGCTGCAAATGCCGGAAGATGAGGTTATACCCTCCCGTGAAAAAAATATGTTCGCTGGGCAGTCACCACAGCCTCAGATTGCGCCCCCTGATGGCGGGCGTACCGGTGGACAGCCTGTTGTGCTCGATCAAGCAGGCAACCCATCGGGTGGACGAAATGATGTCGCTAACCAGAATACTGGGAGGGCGGTATGATAAAGCCTGATGCACAGGTAGTATATGAGCTGGCCCAGATTGCACGGGGGTTCCCCAATGCGATGTCGTGGTTGTCTGATAATACTAACATGGAATTGAGCCGTCTGCCTATGACGGGTAATAACTTCGCAGTCGCACAGGGGCGCTGCCAAGTTTTACAGGAGCTTAAAAAACTCCTTGAAGACGCCCCTGACCATGCAGCACAGTCCAGCCAAGGACAGCCGCATGTTTAACTCACGCATACCGATAGGAGCGTATCATGGCAGTACCTGAGCAAGTTCGTAAGCAGACTGAGGCCGTACAGCAGTTGTATGAAGACCTTAATAGCGATCCCAAAACCCCGGAGCCTTCGGCGGATGGTGTCGTTACTGAGGACCCCGATGCACAAGCTGTTTCGTCCGACAGTGTGGCCGAGGGTGCACCTGAGCCTGAACCCACTGAGCCGGGATCAAGCGACCAAGAAGAGACCTTTGAGAAGAAGTATCGTACTCTTCAGGGTATGTATAACGCTGATGTTCCGCGCCTAAATGCGCAGAACCAAGAGCTGACACAGCGGTTGGAGAGTATGGAGCAGCTCGTTGCTTCCATGCAGGCCGCACCACCCCCTGAAGCCGTACCTGCTCCAGCGCCCAAGTCACTGCTTAGTGATGCGGAGCTGGAAGAGTACGGTGAGTCAATTGATATTATGCGTAAGGTGAGTCTAGAGATTGCCGGTGGTTACCAGCAGGAGATTGACCAGCTAAAGGAGACGATCAAGCAGCTGTCTGGGACACTCGGTCCCCGGGTTGAGGAGATCGCCGACGGCTATGCGCATACTGTCGAGCAAAACTTCTGGTCTGATCTGACGAGGACTGTTCCAGATTGGCGGACGATCAACGAGAACCCGGACTTTCAGTCTTGGTTACTGGAGGTCGATCCCATGTCAGGACTTACTCGGCAGACGTTCCTCGATGACGCCCAAAAGAATATGGACGTTAGTCGGGTCATAGGGTTCTTCACGACTTGGCAACAGGATAACGGTACAGTCCCAGCTCAGCTTAATCGGAGCGCATCTCAATCTGAACTCGAGAAGCAGACCGCTCCCGGGCGTGGCCGGAGTACCGGCGCACCCAAAAGCGGCGAGCAGAAAACATATACCCGGGAGGACATCACTGATTTCTTTGTTGATGTACAGAAGGGTAAGTATGTGGGTAAAGAGGATGAGCGCGACAAACTCGAGCGTGACATCTTCGCTGCACAGCGGGATGGACGCATTGTCAACGCGTAGTTAAAAGGAGCCAATTATGGCATACGCAACATCCCCGGGCCATCCGGCCTACTCTGGTAACTTCATCCCGGAAATCTGGGCTGGAAAGCTTATTGAGAACTTTTATGACGCCACTGTGCTGGCCGCTATCGCCAACACGGATTATGAAGGTTCAATCAAGGCACACGGCGATACCGTTAACATTCGTACGACCCCTGAAATCACGATCCGTGACTATGTTAAGGGCCAGACGCTTGTTGTCGAAAACCCCGACAAACCGAAGCTGCAGCTTCTCATCGACAAAGGGAAGTATTTTTCCTGCGTCGAGGATGACGTGGATCAGGTCCAGTCGGACATCGCATTGATGGACGCATGGTCTAAAGATGCTTCCGAGCAGATGAAGATCAAGATTGACGTTGATGTACTTGGTAACATCGCCACTGATGTCCCTGCGGCTAACAAGGGCACCACTGCTGGACAGCAGACGGTATCTATTGATCTTGGCGTTACCAGCACTCCCAACGCCATTACAACGTCGAATGTCCTTACGGAAATCATCAACCACGGTACGGTTCTTGACGAGGCAAACGTCCCTGAGCAGGATCGCTGGATGATCATCCCCGCCAAGATGGCTGGCCTGATTAAACAGTCTGATCTGAAGGACGCTTCCATCACCGGTGACGGTTCTTCGCCGCTGCGTAATGGTCGCTTGGGCATGATTGACCGGTTCACCCTCTATGTGAGCCACAATCTTCCGCTGTCCGCTACCGGCGCTGCTGGTGAGTTCACCATCTTTTCGGGGCATAAGAAGGCCCTGACGTTCGCTTCGCAGATGACCAATATGGAAACTCTGCGTGCCGAATCGACGTTCGGTGACATCGTCCGTGGTCTGCAGGTCTATGGTTACAAGGTTGTGAAGCCTGAAGCCATCACTGCTGGCATCATCACAATCGC